CCCGGGGTGCAAGGCCAAGTGTTTCAGGTAGAGGGGGTGTTCTCCTCTACTCCCCGGGGGGGTCATGTTGACCCGCGAAAAGAGAGATCTTCCTAGAAATCTAGGTTGATCGCCGTGAGGACATCCCAGTTCTCACGGTACTGGTAACTTTCGTCACCAGCGAGAGGTATCCAGTCCCAACGCGGAGTGGACCGACTCAATATCTTGGCACGTCGGCTTTTAGATTTTACACCGACAGAACCACGTGATATGCGTCCTGCCAGAAGAGTAAGCATTAGACCGTCTGGGTTTTCAAACCAGCCGATTTCACGCTTGACTCTTTCTGAAGTAACGGGCAGCTGAATACGTGAGACAACCTGTTGGAACGCACGGTAACACCTAAGTTTCGTGCGCTTGTCAACGAGGCAGCCTCGGGCGTAACGCTCAGGTACCTTAAGCCCGGCATCGTCGGCCTCATCATAAGGAACGTAGAACTTACGCACCTTTTTGCTGAGGAACCCAACTAAGCCTGCGAGGGGTACCAAGTGAGCGGCTGACCATCTGTTCAGACGGTTGATGGCAGAGAAGCAGTCGCATTCGTCCGAAAGCGTTTGTAGATACACGCCTCGAACGTTGTAACCACGGTAATAATCGTGGCCACACGACTCTCGGAAAAGTCCCGTATTAAAGGACTTGTCACTGTTAACTTGAAACCCGAGAAGTGACAGCATGCGGCAAACGAGGTCATAAGCCTCCCTCACCACAATGATGTCATCTCCAAAGACACCGAAGTTACTGGTGCCCAGGGCTTCAGGACGGCGTACAGGATGGTACCTTGAATGCACGGGTTTTATACCGTACACTCTGTACACCGCAGTGACTACAGAAGCGAAAAGAACCGTCTGTAGGGGAAAGGTAAAACCATTACCCATAGACGATACCATATGCAGCTGCAACGGCAAGGGACTACCTGGGATGGTAGTCGTAGGGCTACGCGTAAGCTGGAGCCATGAGTTAACAAGGCGAGGCAAGGCGTAGCTACAGAGGCCGTTGGAATTGTTGTCACTTGCAGAACGCAGGTCAATAGTACCGACCTTGCCAGTAAGTGACCCAATCCGAGCTAAAGCAGCGTTTTCGGTAGGCTGGTGCTCGAGTTCAATTCCAAAGAACTCGGTCATTC